CCTTCTGGCTCCACTGTGAATTCTGGCTTATCTGCCATGATGCCATCTTCTTTGAGGTAGTACCAACCTGATCCGTCTGCTGACTTAATGAATTGTTTGGATTTCATATCGCCATCCTTAGAATCGAGATAGTACCAGTGGTCTTTATATTTGACCCAACCAGTAACCATTGCGCCTGATTCGTCCATATAATACCATTCTGACCCAACTAGCACCCAACTAGTCGCCATTGCGCCGTTATCCTTGAGATAATACCATTTATCTTTATATAGCACCCATTGAGACGTTAAGCAATAGCCCTTGCTATCAAAGTAGTACCATACATCAGCGATTTTTTCCCATTTATTATAGGGGAATGAACCGTTTGCACGTCTAAACCACCAGCCCGTACTGTCTTTTTTCCATGTTCCAGCTGTTTTAGGTTCTTTCTCTGGTTCATCGTCTAAAAGCACTATATTCTTGTCAAATGGGTTGCTTGAGTATTGCCACCAGCGGATACCGTCCATAGATGGGAAGTATTCAAAATCTGCGTTTCCATCGTTTAACCCATATCCAGCAATCCAAAGACTATTTGGGAACTGCTCCAAAATTTGCTGATAGTCAATGTTATTAAGCGTAAACGGTTTGTAACTATAATAAATAGGCTTATATCCAGCATCAGCAAGAATTTGCATAAAGCGTAAGCATGCATCAGTGTTGGCTTGTACGTCTCCACTTGCGTGGTCTTCATAGTCAAGCACCAAGTAAGGGACTTGAGTAGGTACGTTGTCAAGGTAAAATCTTGCTTCTCTTTCCGCTTCTTTTACGTCTCCACCGAACCAAGCAAAATGATAGAATCCAACTGGTGTAGACTGTTCAATTTGAGCGCTTAAATATGGATTGATATAGCTTGTACTTTCTGAGATTTTAATGATGGTGTTAGTTGTTCCCATCGTCTCCAAAAGTCCTGAAATATCGTAGCCGTTATGGCTTGAAACATCAATAAATAAATCATTCTTTTTCATCTTCTTTTGCTCCTTTAAACGCTTCTAGCAATTCTTTTCCAGAATCCAGTTGCGCTGTGTATTTTTGTAACTCCGCTTGTACCCTTGCCGTCATAAATTTAGGAATAAATACACCCATTACACCCAGATTTTCCATGATAGAAAGTACATAGTATAGATTGATAATGATAAGCAGGATTTGACCGATAGCCATCGCCTGAATGTAAGTTAAAAACACGGCTACAAAGTAGTAAAAAATAAATGTACAGGTGTGTTTAATAACACCTTTCAAACCTGTCCAGCTATCCGTGACTTTCCACTTCCAAGCCTTGAGAAAGCCCGTGATAAAATCAAACAGAATCAAGATAAAAAGGAAAGTGATGTAGTCACTTTTTGCAACGTCTAACATAATATTATATAACATGATTGATAACCTCTAAAAATTTGTTTTTTGTTTCTAAATCCTCGTAAATGAGCATGTTCTTTAGATATAGACTTCTTAGGGTCTTACCTAAAGCGCTTGACTTGTTCAAGTACACAAACCCATCTTCCACCTGTTCCACTTCCAAGCAATAAGCGGTTAAGTTCTTGTCATAACCCTTGGCAATATATACCATGTTGTCAATGTAGTACCCTGTTAAGAAAGTACCATCACAATAGAAGCTATAAAGCCTAGATTTTAAGCCCTTAATCTTCGCTATATTCTTGTCATTCTTTATCTGAAATTCATTGTTTGCAACGCTTTCATAAATGCTTGACTTGCTTAATAGCTTAAAGAATCCGCTTTCTTTTTCTTCCTCTGTTTGAAAGGCTGAATGAGGGGGAAACTCTATAAGCGTAGCATATTGTTTCATGTTGTAAAAGCGCTTTCCGCTATCGTCATAGAATTTCAAAAAGGCAAAATAGGGGTTGTTGAAATTACTTGCATTTGATAGCAGGTAGGCATGGCATCCGTCTCGCCTACGGAAAACGGAAAAGATAAAGTTTAAGAGCGCTTCTACCTCGTTGTCCAGATAGCGTTTTTTACTTGTAACATCTATTAGAACTTCATCGTAGAGAATACTCATAACTTCGTCATACTCTGACCCCTTCAAGTCTACCCATGTAGAAAGGCTCTTGAGATAACAGACTATTTTCCCGTTCAAGATAATTTTAGTAGAAGACAAAACCAGTATATTTTCTTCCTCGTCCATGTTGTCAGCTCTGAAAATAATTTTAGTATGAATCTTGCTGGCATCACTGTCAATCACTTCAAAATTTGTAAAAACTTGTTTGAGCAATTCCGTAGTAAAAAACTTGTCCTTGTCTATCCTATCCAGCTCTGACTTGTTCCGCCTTAAATAAATAAACTGTTCCCCTTTATCTATAAAGCGCTTGAGTAGATACTTTTTGAGTGCAAAAGTTTTCCCGATACCACGACCGCCTATAACAAAATTAAGATACTGATTATAGCTTAACATTTTTTGCGGATTGTACCATTTTTCTTGTTCTTCGATAGAAATCACTCCTTTCTATTTTATTATATCACACTTTTAAAAATTCGGATTGTTTTTCTTGATGTCAAACAAAATCTTGTCATCTTTATTGGCTGAATAGTTCCAGATTCTAACACCAGACTGAAAAATAGCCTGTATTGCGTTCATGTGTGATTGATTGGCTCTTAGGTTTCCAAGGTTTACATTTATCATCTTGATGTAGTTAAACCGCTTTCTAGCTTTCATCACGCCTAAAGCATTATTAGAAAATACGTTGACAAGTACCCCATAGCATTTGATGTATTCGTTTGCACGGTTTAAGATTTCTTTTTGGGCGATAGATACTTTCCAGAATACGTCTGTCAATAGATGTCCAGATTGGAAAGATAAGTCATTCCCTATCTGTTGCACGCTGATAGGCTGATTCTGTAAGTCTGCCATGCTAGCGTTGTAAGCTCTGATAGATTGGTCTAGGGCGATTTTTGCTTTCATGTTATTAAGAGCATTAGATTGCGATTTCAAGGCATTGTTTGCATCTGTGAAACCTTGTTCAACTAGTTTATTGTTGTATTCACGGTTAGCATTGAAAACTTTCATACCACCAGAAGCCAACCCACTTAGAGCGCCCCCAAGATTTCCGCTTAGTAAGTTCCCCGCAACGTTTAGAACTCCACTAGCGCCCTCTGTCCATTGATTGATGTTAGCTGTATCCACGGCATATTGAGCATTGTAGCTGGCTTGTGAGTTAGCTGTTGCAACTTGTTTATTTGAAAGGTCAACGCTCTGTTTTAACATTTCTCTGTTCTCTTTAAAGGTCAGCTGAGTGTGTTCCATCTGATTTTTATGGGTCTGAATGTAACTAGCTTCAGCATCGTTTAAAATAGCAATGTTTTTCCCTGTCACGTCATTCAATCCATACTTGAAATGTTCGGGGTTGTGTTCCGTCCATGTCTTCGTATCAATGTTTTCTAAAATATTCTTATCCGCATAGCTTAGGTTGTTAGCGTTGTTATATTCTAAAAAGTTAATATGTACTTGGTTATTGTCTCCAAGGCTTCCGTTAACAATGACTTTATACTTGTGAGCCGTGTCAATGGTTCGTGGTAGGTATTGCGGTTGATAAACGTAGCTATTTCCGTAAATGTCATACAGTTCTACTTCAGTAAATTCACTATTTAATAGCTGTACTTCTATTTCTAGGTCAGATTTTCCAGTATAAGCTCGTAAGCTATCTTGTATCTGTGTATGGGCAATTTCTAGCAAATTTGGAATCTCGTAAACATTCGGGCGATAGTCAAAGAATCCGTTTACTTCTATTAGAAGGGATTCAACGTCAAAGGCTGTTTTGGTGTAGTCCCCGTTTCCAAGTTGTCTGTCTCCAGTATCCCCCGTGATTTCTCCGATGTCTCCACCAGCTACGACTTCAGGCGGGTAGATAATGCTTTCAATGTTATCCACCGTGTCTATACCTGTTCTTTCCGTAGTGTATCCGCTCCAATCATAGTTTTGCTCAATAACGTCATAGCTTGAACCATGTACCGCTGAAATAACAGCCGTATGCCCCCAGATATTGCTACTAGTTGGTTTATAGTTTACGATACACCCAACCCGTAAATCAGAAAAAGAAGGGTCAAAGCGTACCTTCCAGCCCACGGCGTCCCAGTTATAATCGCCACCAATGTTGCTGGCACTCATTCCCCTTTGTGTGTCGCTTCCACTAGCTTGGCGCCCGTTTCCGTCAGGGTTCGGGGTGTTGATACCGCCACCGATATTACAACCGCCCAAAAGCTGTGAATATAAAGCCACTAGTCCGTAGCACTGCCCAGAGCCTACGCTAGTCCCCACCCTTGATTTAATTTCATTAAGGGCTTTTAGTGTTTGTGTTGCTTCAGTCATATCCTATACCTTTCCTAACTCATCTTGAACCGTTGAAAGCCACGCATTCGCTTGCTCAATTCGCTCAGCTTCTTTGTATTTTACACCTTCCCAGTTCTTCATAAAGTCGCTTGCATTTTCGCTGGCACTTGCTGAAGAACTAGCTACACGTCTGAAAGTGTCAGCTCTGCTTTCTTCATTCATAAAGTTAAATTGTAAGTTAAAGTCCCAAACAGATTGACCTTTTTCTTTTGCGTAGGCGATAAGGGCTTCACATCTTGGTCCTGTCCACTGCCCAATTCCCATACCTATCCAGTGCTGACCGTCTGAACCTCTATAACCTTCTTCATTTAATGAAATAGTGTATAATCCAGCAAAAGCGCCCCAGCTTCCTACAAGGTTCTCAGCCGTTGGAAGGGTTGCCATTTTGTCATACTCGTAGCCTGTTGCATAGTCAGCCTCGTATTTCTTAGCCGTAACATTGCTTTCTGCTGAAAAGTTACCGATTATTCCAGCGATACCTTCGGCTGTTGCGTCTGGTACTAGCTTCTTAATAATTCGGGTCACTAGTCTAACTCTACTTTCTTCCGTTGAAATGTCTCCTGTTTCTGACGTGCTAGAGCTTCCACCGCTTGAGCTTGTAGATGGTCTATAATTCCGCTGACTTTTGCGCCCGATTTCTGCCACTTCTCCGTTAATGTTTGACAAGATTTCTATATAGGTCTTATCTCCTATCGTTGTCTCTTTGTATTTTACCCCAATATCACGGCTTAGATACATATTGACAATCTGGTTGACTGTACTAGCACCAGCGCTACTACTTTGAGTTAAGCCAAACAAATGTTTGTAAAGGTTTTCAAGAGCAAAACTATCATATTTTTTACCGCCAAAGATAAAAGGCTTAGATGCTCCTTTTCTGATGCTTACAGGGATAAAAAAGTATTTAAAGGTTTTTTGCATTCCTGAAAAAGTCATATTTACAGGTCTATTGGCTCTGGTTGTCATTTTGATAGTAGGCTTAGCCACGACTACAAGCCACTCTGTATCGATTCCGACTTCTCCAGCTCTTGTCGCATACTTAGTCCCCACAGAAAAGCCTTGCTGGCTGTCTCGTAGAGCCCACAATTCATTTGGCATGGTTTGCTGTTCTACCTGTCCGATGACGTTTAGCGCCTTCAGTTCGTGCTGGTAGGTGTTCCAAACGTCCACCTCGTAGATAATACGGGTAGCGTCTTCATTAACGTATAGTACATCAAACACAAAAGCGTAATAAGTCCGCCCGTTGTTGATAAAGCGCATATAGGTCACGTTCTCATATTTTTCCACCCGTCCAGATACTACGATAGAGCCGTTTCTTTGGGTATATTGAAACTTATCATACTCGTACACAATTTCTATATGAGGGTTTTTCTTAGTAAAAAAATCCTCCATGTCGTCCTTGGTTTCAAAGTTTATGACGTTTGCATAGTCATTTTTAAAAGGGCTTTTTGCATACAGCCATATTTTCGTTGATTCCTTCATCTCTTACTCCTTTAAAAATAGGAGGGCTGAAACCCTCCCTTATTGCTGACCTATCTGACCTTGCCCCAGCCATTGACCCGACTTTCTGATTTTATGGGGAGCGCTCTCGGCTTTTCCGACTGCGTTTGTAGGTTGTCCGCTCACGTCTTGCCAACCGCTTTTGCGCTGTTTGAAGAAACCGCTTTGACGGTTCAAGGTCTTAAAGATTCCGCTCTTACGAATAGCCCACGGCTTAATCGCTTTTTTAAAATTATTATATAGGAAGATTCCCACATAAAAATTGTTATTGTCAAACTCTCCGTTTGGATAAGTCACGTTAATATTTAAGGCACTAGCACTAGAGCGTTCCTCTGGTGCAACTGTAACCGTAAATTCTTGAGCCACTTCATCATTTTTAATGACTTCATCAGTTGTATAACCGTTAAAGCTCCAGACTGTCCGCCCGTTTACTTTAATATCGTAGTTAACACGATACCCAGCGTTAGAGCTGACCCGCTTACTCCACCAGAAAAGAGCTTTTACCCTGATTTTCGCTGTAATGGAATTATCGGGGTTTGTTCGTTCTTCAATGACTTCCACGGATTGACCCCAAAAGCGCATAGAAGCCCATATTGACGGGTCACGGTGTCCGTATTGAATGTAAGTCGTATTTCCGTTTGTCATGTAGCCGTAGTCTGTATCAGCCTTGGAAAAATGCCAAGCGTTAGCATAGGCTTCCGTCCACCCTGGCACTCCATTACCAAAATTTTCTATTTTAGCATTGGTAGAGGTTGAAAATTTTAATTCTAAAGCCATCAAATACCTCCTGAAAGGTCATTTTCTGTACTTCCGTTGTTAGTCCTGATAAAGCTGTTGCCGTCTGGCGTACCGCCAAAGATATTGATGTTACCTGTTGCGATGTTGCGCCCTTCTTTAAAGTCACCTTTAAGCCCACCAGTCCAAGCGCCTGATTTTTCAAGATTTGAAATAAGTTTTGTTAACGTATCTTTTAAATCATTGTTTTTGGTTGCTTGGTCTTGTATTTGTCTTTGTAGGTCTTCTTTATCTCGTTGTCTGGCTTCTTTTTCTTGTTCCAGCTTTTCTTTTAAGTTGTTGATTTCTCTGATTCGCTCTTGTTTTTCCGCTTCAAGTTTTTCATTGATTCGGGTTTCAAGAGCTTGTAAATCTCGCTCAACTTTTTCCTTCAAGTTTCTGATTTGTTCATCAATATATGGCTTGATAACTCGTTCATAATACTTGTCAGCCTTACCAGTGAACCATCTATCAGCTTCAGCGCTTTCCATGTAGCGCTTAATTAAAAGCGGTATAAGGTTTTCAAGTAGCTCCGTAAGAGCGTTTTTGAAATCTTCAAACTCGCTCTCAAGGGCTACAAAATCATCAAGCAACTGTTTAAAGGCACGCTGAAGCCATGCTAAAAGCTCGTAAATTGAGTTAGCATTATCAAAGCTGGTAGGAATGGAAGGGATAAGCCCCCACCGTTCCACCCAGTAGGAAGAATAGCGCCCACGGTAAGCACGGAAAAATTCATCTTTAAATTCTTTGGGATTCATAGTTTAACTCCTTTTTAAAGTGGTTGTTAAATGTTTCCAGATGTAATATGAGAGTCATAAGTACCATCTAAAGTATTAAGGGTAATAGAAGGTTCTTCGTATAAATCACCAAAAACTATACTTTTTACAATTAAATTTGATACATTTTTTTGAAAATACATATTTATTGAAACAGTTTCACGTGAAATTTCATAAGAAATATAAACACCTTGTTCAACTTTTTTAAAGGGTTGAGAACCCGTAGGCACGGATAAGAATACAACTGATTCTGTATTATCAGTGTTTAAACAAATAATAGTGATATATGCTACTGTGTCATCTGGTCTTATTGGAAGATATAAAATAGCATTGTTAATATCATCTACTTTATCAATAATAAATTTTTGTGGTAGCATAGCTACTAATTCAGCTTTTACCGTTTTTGTTTTTGTTTCCACTAGCTCCTTGACCTTGCTGTCGTTGAGTGTTAGCGTGTCGCCTGACTTGTCAACTTTTACAAGCTCTCCACCGTTTAACGTGATAGGGCTAGCTGTTCCGCCTGTACCGCTTCCAGCACTGCTTCCAAGCTCTTTCTTTAATTCAGTAGCTTTTGTTTCAATAAGCTCTTTTACTTTTGTATCGTTGAGGGTTAAGCCTTCAGCCGTTTTGTCAACGGTTACAAGTTCCCCACCTGTCAATGGGAATTGTGTAAGGTCTTGGCTTACTGTTGCCGTTTTGGTTTGGTTTGGCGCTTCCCCTGTGGTTGTGTGAGCGATTCCAAGGTAAGGCACGTTTGACGCTACTTCATTCACTTTGTCCTTGTCAGCGTTCAAAATAAGGCTTGTATCTCCCTTGTTATCCTGTTTTAAATCAGCAAGTTCTTGCTTGCCTTCAATGGTTAGGCTCTCAACTCCTTGATGGCGTTGAAATTTGATAAGCGAGTGAATCCCTTGAACTTTTTTAGTTGTTTTTGCCATTTGTTTTCTCCTTGTTGGTTGTATTTTCAATTTTAATTGAGTTCGGATAGAGTTCTTTCAATGCTTCCAAGTATTCTAGAAATCGTACAAGTAAAATATCTTTTCGCCCTAGCTTTTTCTTGTTAGCGATTAAAAGTGTGTAGCCATTGTGTTTCTTGTATTTCTCTAACTGGTCTTTAAAGGTTAAATAGATACAATCACAAACGGTTGAAACACGGGCGCAAGACTGGTCTGTATCATCTCCGTGTCCCATAACTTCAACTTGTAGTGTGTCCTCTGTCTCGGACAAGTTAATAATTATCATAAATGTTCATGTCCTCTTTCTGCTGTCATGATGGTTCTTGGTACTCCTTTTCTATCGTTGGTTACATTGATTTTAAAAGTAGCCCAATCATCAAGAAATTGCTGACCGTGAATAGTTACCCGTCCATCTTTGAACCCTGATAGCGCCATCTGATAGTTAGGGGTAACAATAACCCCATTGTCCCAATGGGTCAACTCGTTCACTAGTGGAATCCGTGAGAAATAGTTATTATCATCTATCACTCTACCAAAGCCTTTGAGCTTGCTCTTGCTGTTTAACTTCTCAAAGCTATAATAAGCGCCTACAATCTTAAAGCGTATATATAGAAGGGCTTTAGTAGATAATAAAGGCTTGTAGCTCTTTCTTATCGTCCAGAATGTTTCATCTTCAATACTTTCAAAATGATAGCTGATAGGTTTTAGCTTTAGCCACAATTTTGACAAGTCGCCTAGTCGCTTACTTACTGACTTGATATAGTACAAGCCATCTTCAGCATAGGTAAAATCCTGAAAGCTGAAAAGCGTGATTTCTTCTAACATACTATCATATTTTAGTATTTTAGCATTTGATAAATCTTTCATCTATACCCCTTTCTAAAAGACTTGTAAAAATAGCTTGTCGCAAATGTTGAAAATCTGAAATTGAATGTCCTTCAATTCTGCATTATTTTGTAAACGCTCAGCAAGGCTTGAACCGCTCCAGCCTGAGACATTGCTTTTACTATCAGCGTTGTTTTTCTGGTGGTTTTCTACCAAGTTGTCAGCGTATTCTATCACTCCATAGCGCTCCGTAAATACAATTTCCTTTCGCTCCTGTGGTGTGGTGTTGGCAATCTGTAAGGCTTGCCCGTCTGCTTTTTGGTTGCCGACTGTATCAATGTTCATGGATTGATTTAACTCCTTGATAGCCTTGTTTCTGATTTCTGCAAGATACTTGAATAGATTGAAACACTCATTGTTTAGAACGTCTTCCAGTGCTACTTGAAAGCGTGCAAAAGTTTCTAAACCAATTTCCCTGTTGTAAAAGTGTTTGCAAAACTCCTTTTTGAAATTGTCTGAAACTCCATTGACTAGCTCCATGTCCTTGAATAACTCGTTATAGGTATGGTCTATAATCGTGTTATAGTGTAAAAAGTCGCCGTTTTCATCAAGAGCCAAACCGTCTAGTTTATCCGTTACAGGGTTTTTATATCTTGACTTTAGAAATGTTGCAATGGTTGCTGTGGTATTATTCTGGGTCAAAGACTGCACCCCCTTGCTCTGCAATGTCTAGTGCTACTTTATCAAGGTTGAATTGCTGAATGGTTTCAGCTGGCTTGACGGATATTTCTAGCCCATAACATTTATTGATAAGGTCAACCGCTTTTCTGCGTGACTTCCAGCCTACTTCGATATTGGCTGAGATAACCCCATTATTAGAAATAGCTTCAGATACTACTAGACGCTCTTTCTTATCCGATGGGTTGTTATTGATACCAATAAAAGTAAGGAGTTGATTCATAACCCTTAACTTTTCATCATGTAGCTTGTCCAGTAGAAAAGGTGCGTCCGTCCTGAATACTTGAATATAGTCCGATAATTGCTTAAAGCTATCCTGTCCGTCTTGGTCTTTCTGCTTGTTCAAATAAACCACTGGCTCAAAATTCGCAATCTTATTAAAGATATTTTTCATAGATAACACGCTATTATTGTCTACAAAGATAAAATAGGGAGTTATCTGAGCGTTTCTATTTAATTGAATAGTCAGCTCAATATCAGCCAATTTTTCACAAAATAACTCAAGATAGCCTATGTATGGCTCATAAAAGTTATTGTTAGGAATCACAATGCAAGGCTTTTTGATTTTATCTGGGTTGTCCTTGTGCAAGTCTTCAATCACTTTAAAATCATTTTCTGTATAAGCTATCTCCATCTGTTTAAAATAGTTCATACTAGAAGCATTTACTGGTTGATAGCTTAACGGCTGGTCATAGTGATTCAAACGCTCGCCCCTTGTTCCGCCTTGTGCAATATACCCGAAAGTATCATCATGGAAAAATGAGACGTGACCGTTTTCAATCAACTTTCTTTCTATGAAAAGCTCGTCAATGTCATTTGGCAAGCCTTCCCAAGTGAAATAATTGACAACGATATTATAGAAATAATTAAAATAAAACTCAAAGAAGGCTAGACGGTTGCGCTCCACTGTTTCCTTATTAAGCTCAATCTTTCCAAGATGTCGCTTGTAATTCTTGTAGCTCATTTAGTCCCCTTTCATATTAGAAAAAAGGGCGGGCATAGCCCGCCCTCTGTAAGCCTTTAGGCTTCTTCCACATACCAAAAATGAATATTCTCAAAAAGTGAGAGACTAGTCAAATAGTGGTGGTGGTAAAAATAATTATAGGTCATGTTCCGTGGATTACGGATTGACTCCATATGTACCAATTTGTCTTTGTTAATGATAGATTTAGCTGAAATGAGGAAAGCAACTGGCTTACGTCCATTGTTTGCACCTTCACCTGTGAATTTTTCAAAATCATCAACTACAATAGTGCGAGCAAGTACGCTTGCCTTGTCCATATTGAAAGCGTTAGCAAGTAACATATCCAAGTGTGTAGAAAATTCTGCTGAAATGACTAGGTATTGGTCTTCAATAGCCGTCATGTTCGGTACACCGACTGGGTTGTTAAACTGTGTACGGCTTGGAATTGTAAAGCGTTTAGATTGATTGATGAGTGACTGGTTAAAGTCTACCACAAAATCAGATTTAGTTTCATCAATCTTAGTACCAGCTACTGTAATGTTCTTAGTTGTTCCTGCAAGGTCAGTGTAAGAAACTTCAGCAAGTGATTTCTCAAGTACGCCCTTAATAGCTTGATACTCGTCCAGTGTGTCTGATGACAAAAGAGATGTAAACATCTTATCTACAAATTCATCAAAAGCCATGTCAGAAACAAAAGCCTTCTGAATCCAAGCACGTTCAAACGTGCGCTCATAATAGTTCTCGTTGTTCAAAGTATGGTAGAATACTTCGATGTTTGTATCTGCAAACTTGAACGGGCTGACGTCTGACTTAGCGTCATAAGTTTTCTTATCAGCTGGGTGTACATAGATTTCTTGTAGAGTGTCCCCGAACTCAAAAGTCTCTGACTTGAAAATAGCAAGCGGATTCTCATAAGTGAGGGCTTTGATAACAGTTGAGCCAATGCGGTTTACAAGGGCTTTGAAAAATTCGTTAGCGTGTTTTTCAAAATCCTGATAAGGCACGGTTGCGTGGTTGATGCGTGCGCCTTCAAGTACAGGAATGTCTGCCTGATAGTCAGCACTTGCACGGGTGCGGATAGAGTTCAATAGGTCAATGTTTGAAATGTTCTTTCCTGTGGTGTTTGATAAGAAAGTGGTGATTTTATTAGCCATTCTATTCTTCTCCTTCTTCTACCACGTTTTCGTGGTTGATGTTCATTTCTACGCCCTCGACTTCAGTAGCTGGGGCTTGCGCTGGGTAGTTTGGCACTTCTTGCGCTGGTGTGTCCGCTGGCATTGTTGCTGGCGGTGTGACTTCTTCGATTGTTTCTGGTTCATCTTTTAACGCTTCTAGCGTGTTGTTTGGATACCAGTTAATTGATTTAGAAAACTGTTTCATTTTCCTTTTTCCTTTCTATTAAATAACAGCATTGATTGCTGATACTACACTCATGTCTTCATTAGCCTTTTTCATGATTTCATCTTGCGCCCCAAGACGGCGGTATAGTTCATTATTAGCTGAACGTAATTCGCCGTTTTTCTTGTTTAAGCGCTCAACGTCTTCATTCAAGACTGAGACGGTTAAATCAACTTCGCCCACAAAACCCTTGATGTCCATCAAGTCCGTTGTTAGGCTTTCAATTTCTTCATCGTTGCCGACTTTAGAAATTGCATTGTTTAGGATTTCTAAACATTCTAGTGAGGTCATAGCCCTCTCCTTTCAATTTTTAAACAAAGTATATCATACTTGACAAAATAAATCAAGTATGATATAGTAAAAGTTGTAAGGCTTTTCAAGGTTTAACTAGTGCTGATAAGATGGTTACACCTTAAGGGGTGCTTATTGGTGCAAGTCATTCTAACCAACTGACTTTTTAAACCATGAAAAACGCTTTATAATTGGCGCTTTCCTTTAGGAAGGCGCTTTTTTATTTTCCAAACAGTTCAGCAAAAGGATTCACGGGTTGCACTTCTTCAAGTGTTAACACGTCTTCCATCATCAAAGCATTTAAGCGGAAAAAGTCGTTTCCGTTATCTCCACCTTCTACAAACATAATAGCAACGTGTACAGGGATTTCTGTTTTGTAGTTAGGCATCTTTTTAACTGTGATTTCCCCTGTTTCTGGGTTCACGTCTTCATAAGATACCCCAAAGCTCACTTCTTCAAAATCTGTTTCACTTGTAAAGATTTTCACATTTTCAGTAGCTTTCACGATAAAGTAAGGTTTTGCGTCTGAGTCTTTTTCTGTGTCTGGTGTGTAGAGTTGTAGACCAAAATCTGTCAGCTTTTTAGCGTCTTCTTCAGTCGCTGGGACAAGATAAACCGCTTTAGTTGCTTTCTTTTGCTTGTACTTGCCGTCTGATTTGTTTGATGTTGCTGTGATAGTAGCAAGTGCTACAACTGTGTCAAAGTTTTCATGTTTTGCTTGTTTTTTAGCCATTTGTTTATTCTCCATTTGTTGATTTTAAAAATTTAAGTGGTGCGATGATTGTATTAAGATTTTCTAAATCGTTTTCACGGTTTTTTGATTTCTCGTAACAATCGTAAAGAGAATTAGAAGATAATTCAAAGATTTTATTTTCTTCTAAATAGGTGCATAGATTGTAAAAAGCATTGATTGAAATTTTATCAAATTCTTTTGAAACAAATTGATAAAGCGCCATGATGTAGTTAAAATCTTCGTAAGCATAATTAGCCTTTAAAAACGATTTTAAAAAGATGATATTTTTAGGTGCATTGCTAGACTTTTGAAAGTAATAACCCTTTTTATTTTTAACCTGTTGCGTTTGTAATAATTTTTTGAAAAAGGAACGATAAACCAAACATACAAAACCATCAAATAAGATAGTCTGATTCTCTGATTTTAAAGGTTGTTTCATAAATAAGAGTACCCCCTTTTATCTGCTTACTGGCACGCTTGCCCTCAAATGTTGCCCCAATGACAAAGTTTTCAAAGCCTATTTTTTCTTTGATTTCTGGGGTCATTCCAGCGCCCTTAACGTCTAGGTGCGTGCTTCCGTCTTCTTGTATCAGTTCCTCTATGTAGAGCTTAGAACGTAAATATTTTGCTTTTACGGCTCGCCCTTCATGCGCCCACTTGCCAAACTCTGACGGGTCAATATCTAAAACCAGACTATCAGAATGGAATAGATGTAAACTATCAGTGTCAGCATATAGAAAATTGTCATAATTTTCCTGTGCGTTTGAGATAATAAAGTGACGGGCTATTGACGTAACAAAAAGGGCAACTGGTACATAAACGGGTTGTACATCTTCCTCATCGTCATTTTTAAAGCGTAATATGTCTTTATCGTCCAGATAGGCTATTTTCTTAACAGATATGATTTTAGCCCCAAACTTGCCGTATAAACTATTAAGCATGATTTTTGCTTTTTGCTTTTCGGCTGGGCTTTGGGCGTTTTCTTTCTTGTATCTATATGTAGTGATGTAGTCATCAAATAGCCCTGATTCTGTCTGAAATTCAAGAGTTTCAACGTACATGATGGAACTGTCATAATGTTTTAGAAATAGGTCAAGGTCAAAGTTAGTCAAATATAAATCTATAACCTCGTTTTTTGAACTTGTCACATAGTCACTAGTTCTTACCCCAATTCTTAAAGCGTCAAGTTTGCGCTTGACTTGTATTGTTGGAAGGTAGCCACGTTTCAAATCAAAGTCTGCTTTAATATGATAGATATAATAGTAGCCTTCTTTTATCTCTTTAGGTTTTCCCTTGTAGCGTTTAGGTATTCCGACTGGTAAAGGATTCTGTAACATAGTAGCTGGGTACATACTGTTGATGTCATAAATATCTATCAACTGCTTAAGCGTGCGCCCCTGTGTTTTAGGGTTTGCGAACGTCCACCCCCCTCGGTATGCTTTACGACAAAAGTCGTCCACCTTTTCGTCTAGGATAGGGAAAAAGTCTCTAAACTTCCTTTTTGACTTTTTGAAAATCCGTTTAAACTCTGTTAGCGCTTCACTAGCTGATGTATATTTTGAAAAATTTTCTTCATAATACATGGCATAGATACCACGGGCAAGAATTGCAACGTCTACATGGATATAATCAATCCATTCTGGTTTGATTTCATCTGGCTTATGATTTAGTAAAGGGGTTGTTCCTTTAGCTATCGGCATTTTGAAAAGTCCAGCCATTGTCGCGATGGAAAAGTTAAGGATTTTTAGGGAGTCCCTGAAAGTTAGAGTAAAGTCTGGGAACTCTAAAGTTATAGAATACCATACTCCCATATCATTGATAAAATAAGTGCATTCAATATCATTATTAAGAAAGAATGAAAGCAAGAAAGAGCCGTCAAATTTTAGGTTGTGAAAGAAAATAATAAAATCATCTTCACCTGTTTCTGTGTAGGTCTTGTCTAGGTCAAGATAAAGCGCTTTTAGAAAGCCTTCAAGGGTTGTATTTACCTTAAATGTATCTAGCTTGTCATAGTCAATGACCTTTGCGAAACAAGATAGCCAAACCTCTGTTTCTTCCTCGTTTGTAGTTGTTTCAAAGTCGCCTGCATAATAGCAAGTCACTTCTTACCTCGTTTCTTTCGTCTGCGTGTGTCTGCCACAAATTGCTTAGAAAACTTATCTACATTATCAAGGATTTCACGGGCTAAACTATCCTGAAATTCAAAAGCTGTGTCCTTACCGTCTGTATCTACAAACACCATAACGTTATCAAATGAGACTTTATCAGAAGCCCCACCCGTAAGGAAAGCCCCAAAGTTGCTGGCACTCATTCTCCTTATGCGTGAAATCATTTGTTTAAAGGCTTTTTCTTGCGCCTTGTTCCCTGATTCTCTGGTGTTGTAGTGCATTTCTTCCAGTGCTGATATATAACGCTCTTTAGCTTCTCTGTCACGTTGTGAGCGATATTCTTTGGCCTCTTTAGCTGAGTGAAAGCGGTTCAAATCTGAGCGTTGAGAAGAGCGAAAGCCTTGCGTAAGTTTTTCAACTGAAAACTTATCGCCGTACCAAGCCTTAGCCTTTTTCACATAGTCACTAGTGTAGACGTGGTTTCCGAAAACTTGAGTACGTCCCTTGCCTTTTACCTCTTTATAGGCTCGCTCTAGCGCCTTATCACTCATTCCTGAAAAGTTCCACCGTCCACCCATAAAGGCTTTTATTTCTGCATTAGAAGCCCCCTGACGTTGTAAAGTTCTTTTCTTTCTTGTTAAATAGTCCCGTTGTACCTTCCTTTGTTTTGGTGTTAAAGCCATTTACTTACACCCCTTCCGCTGGTTGTTCCTCTCCGTATTCTAGGGCGGTAGCGAATGGAATATAAGCCGTAAGGCTCTTGTATTCATAATCTACTACCTCAATAGTGAGATAGCCCTTAAAACGCTCCTCTAGATAACGCTGAATATAAGGAAGCTGTCTCCGTTGGTTGATTGTCACTGTCTCGGGTGTGATAGTCACGTTTCCATCTTCATTCTTATATAAATTAAAAGTTACCTGAGTTACATTGAAAGTACATTTAATAGGTGTATCAGTCAACTATCTTTTTCTCCTTTCTTTAAATTTGCTTTTTACATTTAAGAAAATAAACATTATTTATTTTCTTATTTAAGTTTACCACATTTTCAAATAGAAAGCAAGTGATAAACTTAATAAGAAAGTAAAAATTTTACATTATTGTTTTAACTTCTAAAACCTCGTAATTATAATTACACATTTCAGATACTTTATACTTAGTTTTATTATAGTTATAGATAAAAGTTTCTATAACATCTTGTGAGCTCTCGTTATCTTTAACATGAAAAGTTCTGTGAAAAACCGAACCGTCAAAGCGTGTAAATTTAACAATTTCTCTTGTCATTTTATTGCTCCTTATCAAGTATTAAAAGAGTGAAAACAATAAATTTTAAACGATTAGCGCCCATATCCTCGCCCTGATATTGAGAAAGTGGATAAACAAAATCTGTTATAAATTTATCAGCTAGTCCTAACTTTCCAGATAAAGAAGATAGAACCCTTATAGTTGCGATTATTAAATCTTCGCTACAAATAGAAGAATAATCAGTAAATTCATCTGGTTGGAAATCTCTTGTTTCAGCATTCAAGCCTTTTCTTACCATTTTATCAATATTTTCTTGAGTTACTTTTAAAAGTTCCATTTTCCAACTCCTTTATTCTTTCTGATTTAATTATATCATTTTGTAAAACCCTTGTCAAGTGTTTTGATAAAATATTTTTAATTTATTTTTAGAAATGTTTGTATCTCATTTCTTTATGATACTAGTATATCATATACAAAAATTCTTGTCAAGCGATTTTGTAAAATATTTTTAAATTATTTTTAAATGTTTTTGCTTGACATTTTTCTATATTGTGTTATAATAGATATAGAAATAAAGGAAAGGATTTTTAGAGATGA